GCAACCACGGCCAACTTACTGACAGGCTACAGTAGCATGGAAGGATGCTACAGAGTGGCCTGTCAGTGTGCTTGCACACTTTAGGAGAATACTATGGACTCTCTCTCTTTTAAGCCACACCCTTTCTGCTATTGGTGTAGGACTCTGACTTCTCACACTCTCTCTGAGCATGAGCATAGCGTGAGATTGAACACGCCAGATGAGAATCCTCTCTCTCACGAGCCAAAACATCCTACCGATGCGGTGGCGTATGATATAACGAAACCGTTCTCTACTGATAAGGCGTAGCCGAACAGTGATTTAGCGCGCTGGTGACAGTTCAAGGATGCGAAAACTTGGGTAAGGCGTTTGTTTTCAGGAGTTTGGGCTAGGCTCCCTACTACGGGTAGAAAAAAAGTTGCCGTGGTGAGGTGCCTACCCGAAAAAGGCCCGCCGCAGACATATGGTAAACAGTATTCTTATCTCTGTCAACGTCAACAAATGTCATCTAAAAAATAATATTATATATAGTAGTATATATAAAGAACAAAAAGGATTTCTCTCTTTGGGAGTTGGTTCTATGGTTTTACACGGCGGCCTCGCCGGAGGTGAAGCGACCTCACCGGCGGGGTGTTTTTTCTACCCGTAAGGGCAGGGGCAAGCTAAGCCGATGAATCCAAAGGGCTTAGCCAAGGAGTTTGATTCTTGACCTGTCACCAGCCGCCTTGACAAGCCGCGCCAGAGGCACGTATACTTGTAAGAGTGAGGGCAGACACAAATGAGTTTTGGTAAAGCGGTAAAAAGAACACAGATACCTGAGTATACGGAATACTGTGCGGCGATGCTTGTGTATAAGAAAGATTGTAGCGCGCATCAGATGCTTATGCGTAAGCTGAAACATCTTAAAGACTCAACGAACGTGCTTGAGAGAGCGCAGTTTTATGATGAGAGAGCAAAGTTCTCTCAAGCGTGTAAGAATTTTCACAATGCACGAAAGAACTATGAAACTGCTGTAGCTATGGCAGAGATCAAAGCCAAAGGAGTTGATCTCTCTTTGGTAGAGATAGCCAAGATTATGAATATCACGATTCCGTTGTCTATGGCACAGATTATAGAAGCTGAGAAGAAAGAACGTGTCTTAGCGTCTGTGACACAGGAGCAATGGGATATGTTGGAAGAGGCTCAGAAGATCAGGAGAAACAGAGGCAGTCTCAAGGATAGTTTTCTTGCAGACAAGAACTCTGGTCATTCTGTGTTAAAGGAAGATCCTACGTTGAATGATTTTGAGGATCTTCCTGAGCCGGCGCTTGCGCCTGCGATAGCTGAACCTGTGGACGCTGATACCAGCATAGAGTTTGATCCAGAGTTTGATAAGCTATAGCAGCAGCTTGCTGCCGCCGGAAAGAAAGGAGAACAAGCCTATGCGTCAGCATAGAGGTTAAAGCTGACTATACTCAATAGAGGAGAGAAATCCTCTGGCAGACAAGTCACGACTCGGTGCTTGTTCTGCCATAGCAGCAGGAAGAGTTGCGGATTTGTTTAACCTAGCTTTCTTCGGTATTCATATGATACCGGCACTGACTAGCACAAGTCTTAGATACTGGCCCTGCTGCTATGGGAGCGCATCGCATCTAAAGCGTTTCGCACAAGGAGAATTTAGATGATCTTGAAAACAGTCAAGGTAGTAGACAAACGCCAATGTTTCAAAAACAATCCTCAAGGTGAAGAGACTGAGATACAGTATCTTGTCACTTTCAGAAATCTTGGTTGCGAGCATGTAACAGAAGACTTGTTTAATGCTGTGAGCCTTGGACAAGAATTCCAGCTCGAATTAACAGAGGTGAGATAATGAACACACCTCGTTGGTGGATTAATCTCTGTTGGCGTATCGGCGGTTTCTACGCTGATCGTGTGCGTGATCCATATCTCATGCTGGCTCATGCACAGTCACATTTACTGAGCGAGTTTGCATCACAAGCCAGCGTTAAAGAACGCGGCGCGTTAACTCCAGCTCAGTATGAGGCACTCTCTATCATAGAAGAGTGTCGTAGACCGCTACTTGGCAGTGTAAGTGTATGGGTAGCATAACCACAACTCCGCTGCCGCCGAGAAGATAGCAGGTGATAGCTTTATGCCACAAATCAAACGACAACCGACGTGTATATGTGGACATGTACAAGACAAACACTATAAACTCATCGGCGTATGTGATGCACAGGATGTGTTTACAGGAGCATCTTGTGCGTGTCCTCGTTTTCGACAGTCAATACAGTCTCTAAAGGAGCAGGAGAATCAACATGGCAATCAGCAAAACAGCAAAGAAAACAACGCCTAAGCTACAGTATGTGATCGTGCGTACTTACTCCGCTGGCGTATTCGCAGGTTATCTCAAGCACCGTGAAGGCAAAGAGGTAACTCTCACGCAAGCTCGCCGTCTTTGGTATTGGGATGGTGCAGCCTCACTCTCACAACTTGCTATGGAAGGCACTTCAAAACCTCAAAACTGTAAGTTTCCTCCTATCGTTGATAAGCAGATTCTTACAGAAGCAATTGAGATTATCAATTGTTCTATGGCTGCTCAAACTTCTATTGAAGGAGTAAAGGTATGGAGAGCTTAAAAAAGGGCTCTGGCTCTGGCTCTGGCGCTGGCTCTGGCTCTGGCAATGGCTATGGCTATGGCACTGGCACTGGCAATGGCACTGGCAATGGCTTTGGTTATGGCAATGGCTCTGACTATCTCTATGGCACTGGCTATGGCGATGGCTCTGGCTATGGCGATGGCTATGGCGATGGCTATGGCGATGGCTATGGCGATGGCTATGGCGATGGCTAATCTCAACAAGCAGAGGCACTTGCTCTGCTTTAGCCCCTCAAACGTAAGAAGCTACTGATAGATTCTTACACACAGAGATTCACTCTCTAGGGGCTAAAGGAGCGCAAGTCTCCAAGGAGAATAGTATGTATGATCCTATCACAGCGGCCACGCCGCCGCCGGAAACAGAAGTTCTGGACGCTAAGAATACGAGAGTTTTTAATGAAGCTCGTATCAGTATCGAGAATCTACATCGTGACTATACAATGAATCACGGTACGTTGTATCGTCGTGATATTCGCATGAACAAAGCGGAGAAGAAAGCCGCAAAACGTCGTCGGCATACGCTGGCGAGAAAGGCACACGAGGTCACAGCGTAGCATGGCTAGCTATAACAGTCCACTGAATCATCTTCAAGCAAAGAATTTTGCTAGCGCTTTACACGCATTAGCTTCATTCTACGAAACGCATCCAGAGTTTGAAGCGCCTTATATCCCAGTCATGGGCGTGTATTTTCTGGATGCTGAGTCAATCAAAGCTGCCGCGGCGTTGCCGGGAATCGACAAAGATAAGGACTACAGCGACACAGATATGTATCTGAAGCTAAAAATTCCTTATACCGAGATTCTCAACGACGAAGGCACGACAGAAACAGGCTTCGTTCAACTCAACTTTCACACTGCTCGCACAAACGTTTGCACAAAGAAAGTAACAGGAAAGAAACTCGTAGCTGAGCAGGTTATTCCTGGCTATGCTTCGAGAGTTATTCCTGAGCACGAAGAAGATGTAGTAGAATGGGATTGTCACTCTTTGCTTGCGCCTGAGCCTGAAGCTGAGACTCTTGAGCTTCCTCAAGTAGAAGCTGACGCTGAAGTAATCTAACTCTTCATAGCCCACGCCGTAGGCCATAATCTGATTAGCCTATTTTACACCCTACGGCGTGGCGTATATAGCTTGCTTTCTGTAGGATGGTAGCACAGTCAATAACATAGAGGGAAACAATCTTAGTGTAACAGCTAAGTATGTTATTGCTGACCTCGGCTACCATCCTACAGAGCGCACGCTCTACAAGGAGAATGAGATGGGAAACTAACTGCCAGACAGCGATTTTTTGCTTTTTTACCCGACAAGTTGCGAGATGATTTTATCTTCGAGATCGTCAAAGCTCACGATAACGCATATGAAGATCGTGAGATTGTTGAGATTGTATACAACTTCACTACAAAAGTAGTAAAACATTTTGAAAATCTGGTGAATGAAAATGAACAGTAAGCTACAGTTTAGCCCAGCAATCTTCTTCTCGCTCGTTGTAATTGGCCTAGTCGTAGGCTGGTTTTTGGGCTAGAAAGTCGCCTTGACCCGCACATTTCACGGTCTTTAGGCCCATTTCTCACTTGACAACCCGGCGGTGCCGGTGTACCATTAGTAGATGGAGCAACCCAAATGCCAGAACAGCAACAACCAGCAGCTTCTACAGTTCCCACTGTCTTTCCACACGAGCTGACACTCTCTCTCACTCTCAAACTCTCTGTCATTGATGCAGATGATCTCAAATACTACACCAGCATTGGCTTCAAAGCTGACTTGTTTGATATTCTCTGCGAAGCAACGAACATGGATCTTATCTCTATCAACGATAAGACACTTGAGCAAATCCGGCTTGAGCTTTCAAAAGCTGAAGGAATAAGCTAAGAGTCTCAGAGCAGCACTGTTTCTAGAACGGTGCATAAGCCTTAGAGGGTGAAACCTACCCAGTGGTTTGACGTTGGTAGTACAGAGAGGAAACTACCAAAGAATACATTCACTATCACTGTGAGATGCTTTCCAAGAGCGTAAACAGCAGTGGTGTATTCTTTAGGACTCAGACGAAAAGACTCTTCATCCAGATGCTTATCTAGCGATCCGCTTCTGGAGATTCTCCTCTTTTCCTGAGTCCTAAAGAGTACACGCAGCCAAGGCTGCTACTCTAAGTCTCCTATTAGAGGAGAATCTAACAAGGAAGCGCCACGGCGCTAAGGAGCATTACGTAATGGCTACAAACGCAGTCGTACCGGAGCAGACTGGGTCTATTTCAACGCAGAAGCAGACCTATCGTTTCTATGTCAAGACTGACACTGACACAGAAGGCAAGACAACTATTACAAAGAAGTCATCTGTCGCAGAGACGGACAAGAAAGCGCCGGCAACGTTGAAGGATGGCACCAAGAATCCTAGCGCCGGTTTGTCTGATAACTGGGCAAAGCTGGAAGCAGAAGGCTACACGCTTCTGTCAGAGAATGAGTTTATCAAATACAGCGTCAAGACTGTAGAAGCGGCGCGGCTTTTGGTGCCTGATGAGACTCAGTTTGTTTACATCTTCCAAAGCGGCTTGAATTATCTCCAGAACGCGAAAGCCAATGGAATTATGACGGCGCTCAAGGAAGGGACCAGCGAGCCGGAGCCGTTGTATAATCAACTCGTTATTGACCTCGCCAAGGGCGTGGACGAAGAGGGCTCTTATAGTATCAATGAAGCACCCACTCGCCGCACTCTGTCTGACGAAGACAAGCTCCGTAAGCAACTCACTGCTATGGGTGTGCCTGCTGACAAGCAAGAGGCTGTATTGGCTGCTATGCTTGCTGCTATGGTGACATCGGAAGAGGAAACTGTTACGGCGTAACTTTATCTCATGTGCTAGTGTCAGTGAGTAGCTGATCTACAGGAGCAAGGATTTAAACGGGCCTTGCTCCTGTATCTTTAATATAGTTTCTATGGTCCCATAGACAAGCCTTCTCGTGGCGGGACTGAGCGTATACTAATTGTCTACTCGGCTCTCACTAGCGAGCCACTAAGCACAGGGATACGGGAGTCCAAGGCCCGTATCTTAAACGAGGCAATAAACCTGCCTGTGCTAAAGGTCCCATAGACAAGCCTTCTCGTGGCGGGACTGAGCGTATACTAATTGTCTACTCGGCCATTACTATGGCCACAAGTAGAGTGGGGGGTTGAGCTAATAGCACCGTAGATGAAACAAGCTACGTTTCGCCCAAAGCTATCCTCCCACTCTACTGTGACAATCAAATACAGGGGATAACCACCTTCAATGGTTATCTTAAACATCCATTAAGGTGCCCTGTAAAACTCAATCTCCACTAACTTCTTAGCAGCGTCGCTGCGAGAAAGGACGGCGTAGCCGTGTACCTCTACTACGAACACCACCGCGATGAGCATGGAAAAATCTTGCTTTCTGAGATGCGTCTTAGTTCAGATGGCTCGGGTGAGTTATTTATCTCGCATAAAAATCCGCGTGAACAGTTATTAAAAAATCTCTGTGTCCCGATTCTCAAATGGCCACCAATAGCTAAGCGTTCAATGAACGAACGTAATTGGTGTTGGACTTATTTTGACGACTGGGGTGAGCAAGTAATCGACAGGCTTAAAGAGGTTACTCGTATAATCAGCGAGATTCAGTGTATCGAAGTAGAAGACCTCGCAGCGCAGGCTATGAATCATAAGGTTAGCCTGAAGAAACGTGTAGATGTACGAGATTTCTTCTACCAACAAGTTCCTGTAGCAGCAACGCCTACGCTTACAAAAGAGCAAGTAGCAGCCAAGCTTCGCTTGATTCTCGGCACCGATACTGTAGACAAATCATCCTACCGTCGTGCGGCGCTACGACTCCACCCTGACAGAAACAACGGCGATGGCAAGCCTATGTCGGAACTTAACATGCTATGGCAGGTGTATAATGCTTAGCTTAGTTATTAAGTTTGGACTGGCTATGCTTGCTATAGTTTGGTTCTGGTTTCTTTGTGAGGAGCTCAGCTATTGGAATTGGCGTTATCAATATCGTAAGTATGATCAGGAGAAAGCAAAATGTCCTTCAACATCACCAATCCAACAAAAGCCTTAGACGCTAAGCGTGCTGCTATAGAAGCAGCAAAAAACGCTGCTGCATCTAAGGCTCTAGGTAACGGCTCCGAGAATAAAGCTGCCTTGATTCGCTTTATTCCCGCCGCTGAGTGTCCAGACAGGAACAGAATTGTCTTCGACGACTCTGGCTCTATGTCCGGTCAAATCGAGAATGCAAAACAAGGCGTCGTGGAGTATCTACGAAACTGCATTCCTAACCAAACAGCGGCGGCGATACACTTTATGTGTACAAAGAGCTGGAGCACGACGCTACGCTCGGACCTACCACAACTTAGCGCAGACTTGCAAGAAGCACAGCTTCAGCTCGGCAGCACGCCGTTTTTTAACACATGCAAAGCTGCTCTAGAAGCTACGCCTGTGCTCACGCGCTTGATCGCATTTACAGACGGCTCACCGACAGATGAGTTGCAGGCAGAAGAACGCGAGACTGGAGCTATACAAGGATTCTACAGCCGTGGCGCCGACTCATGGAAAGCCTCCGCCGATGTTATCATCACAATTGCCAAGAACACACTCAAAGATGGTAAGTGTGTTCCTGTCGACACAGTATTCTTCGGCGTAGATTCTGAGTGGTCCAAGCGAGAGCGTGAACTTCTCAAGTATCTGAGCGACGCTACCGGCGGATACTTCATGGTATTTGATCCTGCGAAAGTTAACTTCAGAACAGCATTCAAGTATCTCGCGCCGGTGAACAGGCTTATGCTTGCATCTTCTTCTGTTCGTTCGGAGATTGAGAATGGCAAACGCACATAAAAACGGTCCTGACGGGCCGTCAAAAGGACTCAAGCCTCTAGAAGAGATTGCTAAAGAACTTGGCGTGTCTGTCAGAACCATTGGTTATGACTATAGACGTGCTATGGATAAACTTCGGCAAAATCCAAAGATGCTTGAGATTCTTATGTTTTTGAAGGAGAAAAAGAACTATGAATGATTTTCTTGTCTGGCTCGGTATCATGTGCGGAGCGTATGCGCTGATACTGTTATTCAGAGGTCTGTTCTACGCTATGCAGTATCTTAACATTCTTTGGAGAAGGGAGAAATAACATGGGATGTGATATTCACGCACATGCAGAAGTGAAAATCAACGGTGTCTGGTATCATCTTAATTATTACAATTGGTCACGTAATTATGATCTTTTTGCTAAAATGGCAGGAGTGAGAAATTACGAAAACAAGATTGTGCCGATCTCGAAACCACGTGGTGTTCCTTGTGATATGACTTTTCTGACTCAGTATGACTGTGACAGAATGGGAACAGACGGTCACTCTCACTCGTGGCTAAACGCCGCTGAAGTAGTAGAGCTTAATAAATGGTGGCTAGTCGAAATGAGGAAATGTAACTCAGATTATTATTACGAAGAAGAGCTTATCAACTTCATCTTTGGTAATGGCTGGGATCAATTTACAGAATACCGTGACGAACTAAGAGAAGGATTAGAAGACGCACGTATCATCTTCTGGTTCGACAACTAAGGAGAACTCAGTGTTACCCTCTGAAGCCGCAAAACAACACCTCGAACTCCTAGCACAGTATCCGCCGCTTGTAAGGCAGCAAGTCTCTGTCCTTACCCGTAAGATGCTGGTGCTAGGATTTTCTGCGCTCTTTACAGAGCTGGTAGAAGGTCCAATTGTTCGTACCTTCTATTTTAAGCCTGTGGGCGAGCCTAAGTTTTCTAACATTCTCAACAAAGAAGAAGAGATAGCAGGATCGCTTGCTGTAGAGTCTGTACGAATCGAGCGTTCTCTCGGCAACGTCTCTATCTCGGTGCCACGTGAGGATCGTCAAACGATACAGTTTGACGCTTGCTTACATAAAATGCTCACGTCAACAGAAACCGCTAACATGGCCCTGCCTCTTCTAATGGGCCAATCCACGATTGGAGAACATCTCTATGCGGATCTGGCAAATCAACCTCATCTGCTCATTGCAGGTGCAACAAATAGTGGTAAAAGTGTCTACACGGCCCAGCTTATTTGTTCGCTTGCTCTCTTTCGTAGCCCGGAGGAGCTGGAGTTTATTCTTGTGGACACAAAGAACCTTGATCTTGTACTATTTAGGGGACTTGAACACGTCAAGTATGTTCTCAACAACGTTTCCGATTTACGAGCATCGCTGTCGCAGCTACTTGAAGAAGTTAGACTGAGGAATGCTCAAATGAGTGGGTTGGCGAGGAATATCAGGGAGTGGAATCAGCTTCAGACAGGAGCTAGTATCAATCCACGTAACTGCCTGTCTACGATGAAATACAAAGTCCTAATCGTAGACGAACTCGCTGATGTATTCATGCAAGATGAAGCGGAGCTTAGTCGTATAGAGCGTAAGCTCCGCCCTCCCACAATCGAGTTCCTACTTCAGCAAATCTCGCAAATCAGCCGCGCCGCGGGAGTACACTTAATCCTTGCTACACAGCGTCCTAGTGTGGATGTACTCCCCGGTACAATCAAAAACAACTTTCCAGCTCGCGTATGTTTTAAGGTTCCCGCCAGCGTCGATAGCCGCGTTGTGCTTGATACCGTCGGCGCTGAAAACCTTCTTGGAATGGGTGATTACTTGTACAAGATCGCCGGTTCTGATACCGTCAAACGTGCTCACAGCGCTTTTGTGAGTATGAATGACATAGCTAACATCATCGCTCAGAATGAGCAGATAAGGAGACAGTATGAGTCAATCTGACGCAGAAGCAAACCGTCTTATGGAACAGCAGAGGCTCGGCGGAGATTATATGTCGCCACAAGATAGAGGCTTAGCTGATCCTGACGAAGATAGAGAGTATGACGGAACTGGTTGGGACCTCGATCTATGTACTTGTGGTCATGCAAGAGAAGATCATATGACCTACAGAGAAGAATGTGCAAAATGTGGCTGTTCATGCTTTGAACTTGATCTGGAGAAATTCAAATGACCGTCCAACAAATCGCCGAAGCTATCTACGATAAGCTCTACGAGCCGCTTATCACACCGTCCACTGCCACAGACGCCGCCGCTCAAGCAGACATGCTTGCAAAGCTGTTTCGTTTCGAGAAGGTAAAACAAATCAAAGAAACTCTGGAGAAGTGTCAATAGCATGAAAATGCTTGTAGCAGCTTGCTGCACGGAGGCACCCTGCGGGGTTTGGGGTGCCTCCCAAGGTGGCGAAGGGCTAAGTCGTTGAAAAAGTGCGACTTAGGGGCAACTTGACGGGTGCATGCAGCCCTGTTATGATAGGCAAGTCGCCATCCCGCGACCCCGGAGCACATCAGCCAATATGAGCGCACGCAAAAATCTAACCGTCGGCACCACAATCAGAATCCTTAAAACACACGCAGCGGCATTAGAGCAACTACGGCTCAAAGATGGTGTCGCTGCTTCTGTTTTAGTGCGAGTATTGCTACAAGAATACTTTGATGGCAGGATTCCACAAGCAGAAGACGCTATCGCGTTAGACTTGCAACGCGCAAAACAAGCTCTATGTAGCGCACAGTTTAAGCAGCGAACAGCAGCATAGGAGCAATGAGAATGTCAGATGAAGAAATTGTCGATTTATCCGACTCACCAATCGAAGAGGACTCGGAACTTCCTGTGGAAGTGTTTGTTCCTACGGATGAAGCCGAAGAAATCACCGCAGAGGAAGCAGCGACTACCGATATACCGCTTCCAGCTCCAGAAGAAGACGCAGGGCATCTTACATGCACGGTGTGTGATTGTTGTCTTGAATTGAATTTGACAACGAAGACTGTGATAACATGCCAGAGATGTGAGCAGGCGTTCTGTTATCACTTTGCTTCATCGGTTGATCCGATGTATTGTGTGAACTGTCTCAGTGATATTTCGATGCAAAAATCTCTTATCACGAAGACTTATGAGCACACGAATCCAGAGACAAGCGAACACACATTCTATCGTCGCCGCGCTCGTGAGATCAAGATCGACGGACTTGACTGGTTGTTTGCTCAGCGGAAGATCACAGAACTCAGCGACGTAGAGCTTGATTTGATGATAGAGTATCATCGGAACATTCTATCGTTGATGATTACCGAAGGCGAGCAACGTCGGGCAGCTAAAATGCACAGGTATGCTAACGTAAAGTTGCATATAGCAACACCTTCGTCTACTACAGTAACAGATTCGACGCATACGACGGTGAAGAAAGTGCGCACGGTTTCAAAGAACAAAGCCGCGGAGCAGATGGCAGCATTGTTAAAGAGTATGCTCAACAAAGGCATAACGGCGGAGATGATCGCTAGGATGGTGAAGAAATGAGTGCAGTTTCTTTTGAAAACGTCCAAAGAACAATCGAAGATCGTCAATCTCGGCATGGCGATTACGGTAATACGTCCTCAGTAGCGCAAGAGTTGAAGATGGTTATGAGAGCCAGTAAGAGATGGGCTTATCTTAAGCCGTCTAGGAAAGAATCCTTAGAGTTAATCGCTACTAAACTAGCACGTATTCTTTCCGGCAATCCAGAGGATCTAGATCACTGGCATGACATTGAAGGTTACGCACACCTTATCTCAGAAGATATAAAGGAGATGATGAAGTGAAACTCTCAACCCAACTCTTAGAATTTCTCGAAGCTACACCGTTACCGTGGATTCACTACGACTTCACGAAGAAAAAGCTAATCGTAGTCGTAGATAACCACTTGCTCAACACTTATCGCAACTGTCCTCAATACTTCTTTCACTCCAACGTAGAAGGCTGGCAAAAGAAATCTGATCTACGCGAAGGCGAGAAAGAACGTGCTTGGTATCTTGAGTTTGGCATCTTGATTCATAAGATGTTGGAGCTGTACTACCAGCAGTTTAGACTCTCCAGCTTCGACGTTACAGAATGGGCTACCAAACGTGCTGTCTCTGAGTGGAACGAAATGGAGATGGACGTTCACGTTAACCACAAGGAATGTCACATGCTCGGCGGAGTTCACGGATTCGCGGCGTTGCTTTATCAATACGCTACTGTAATGACGCCGATGAATGAGAAACTACGCGTGCTTGGTACAGAAGTATCGTTCGGTCGCGGCTACGAGGTTCCACTCTATATTGGCGAGGATATAGAAATCTATCTTGCCGGTCGTATGGACCTAATCGTAGACGATGGCTACTTTATCTGCCCGCTCGATCACAAAACAATGGGCAGCTTCCGTGGCGATCCATCTCTGCAATTTGAAACAGAGGAAGGTCCGACTGGTTATATCTTCGCTATGTCAAAGATTCTTCCGACGTTCGTACCAGCAGAGCAATTGCTTAAACGTGATTGCTCGAAGATTCTGATGAATCTTATCTCCAAGAAGCCTACCGATAATCCTCAAGAACGGTTTAAGCGTTTTCCTGTTCGCAAGTCGGCGGCACAGCTTGAACAGTATCAATGGCGTATGGTAGCTACTGTAGAAGCTCTGGTTGCTGATCTTACACGCTTCTCTACAAGCTATCCTATTCAACGCAACACAACCGCTTGCACAAACTGGCATATGACCACTTGTATCTTCCGTGACGTATGCCGTCAAGCTTCACCTGAAGCAGAGCAGGCTACTTTAACTAACGGCTTCCTCAGGTTGCCTATCTGGAACACAGAGGAAGTCAAACCCGCAACAGTTTGAGAGCAGGAGAAAATCATGCCGGGAATAAATCTCGAATACGCGACAGATCATATCTGGACGATGGAAGATAAAGAAGGTTTTATCGGCCTTCGTGTAGATTGTGGAGATAGCGGTGTAGTTTATTTTACACCTTCGCAGGCATTGGATGTTGTAGCCGCTTTTAGTGCTCATCTAAATGCTAAGATAATGAAAGTCGAATTCAAACAGTTGTGAGCAGGAGAAAAGAGTACCCCATGTCAAACGTAACTAAGACCTACACAGAACTATCCACTCTTCCCCTTGGCCTAGGACCGGGACAGTTTCAGATTGGTAAATGTTCCGGTATCCTTGACAATCACATGCAGTGCTGGCGCTCGGCTGATATTCTTGTCACAGTCGTTACGCCGACGGAAAAAGAAGGCGATGTGACAGAGGGTGTCTCGTCTTATTACCTCTGCCGCCGTCACGCACAGCTTGACCAGCAAGCATACGAGTCAGCAAAGCCTGTACAGGAGCCGGTTGTAGAACCTGAGCCTGTTCCTGTTGTAGATGTAAAGCCTGTGACAGCATCAACCTCAACCTTCACTCCACCGCCAGCAAAGAAATAATCGCAACGTAGTCGCACACGTTCAACAGGAGCAGGCACTAAATGTCTACTTTACCTAATCCCTTTGCTGGTATGTCAGGAGTACGCTCTGAAGACATACAAGCAGAGGTTCAGCTTCGCATCGCAATCCTAGGAAAGCCAAAGAGCGGAAAGAGCTGGTTTGCTGCTACAGCGCCCGGCCCTATACGCTATTATGACTTTGATAACAGGTCGGAAAGCTTAGAAGGAAAACCGAATCTTTACATTCTTTCTAAACCTACGATGCTTCAAGTGGAGACAGACTTGTCTGTTATGAAAGCAAACAAGATCAAAAAGTTTCCACTTCCTACAACCGTAGTGTTTGACAGTGTGACTTATATGAATCGTGCGATGGAAGAAGAAATCTTCCGCCAAGACCCTAAGCTTTGTCGTACGATTCGTGTAGGCAACAGTACCAGCATGAAGATCCGCAATGGTTGGGATACAATCAACGGTATTCAACGCTATGTTGAGTATCTCATAGCGGAGTTTACTACTCTAGGCACAAACATTATCTTCGTTTTCCACGAGAAGGACGAGAAGGATAAGGCGGAGTCAACCGTAGACAAGACAGCTTACACAGGTCTTGTAACGACTGATCCGCAGTATCTTCAGAATAGCCTCAGCCTTTTCAATGAAGTCTACCGCATCACTGTGGACGGCAACAAGAAATACGAAGTCACCTGCCGTCCAAACTGGGACGTTAACGCATCAACAACCATGCTTCTTGACGATAAAGAGAAGCCTGATCTAATGGCGATGATCGAGAAACATCGGCAAAAACGTGCAGCGCTGCCGAAGAATGCGCTCGTTAAACTGTAGTAGCGACACCGATGGCGCAGCCATCCAGAAGGAGTAAATGTTATGGCTTTTAAAATGGGATTCTCACGTGAAGAAATCTCTGGACCAGTTCCAGTTCCAGCAGGATGGTATACACTACAGATCAAATGCTTTCGTCCAAAGGTGTCGAAGGATAAGGAATCGGTTTCCTTTAACGCCGAGCTTGCTATCATCAACAATCCAGAGTATGAAAACCGACGAGTTTTCGTAGGCTTGAATACCAAGGGCGGCTGGATTTTTCCTGACTTCGTTCATGCTACAGGTTTACAGATGGAAGTTGTGCAGGATGGTAACGAGGGAACCGAGAAAGAGCAGCTTGCGTTGCCTGGAGTTTTTGAGGGCAGCGATACTCACCCAGATGATCCTTCACAGTGGAAGTATGAAGGATCGCTCACGAACGCTACGATGGAAGCTGAGCTTGCAGAGATTCCGGCGTCGGCACAGTACAAAGCAAAGAACGAGGTTCGTCAGTTCAAGTGTGCTGTCGCGGGTTGCACAGACAAGCACTCCACTAATCTGATTAAGAACTAGTACCGTTAGACAGGAGTACAAGATACTCCTGTCTAAAGCTAGAGGCTTTGTTTGATACTTAGCTTCTAGCTTTAGACAGAATAGGAGAAAGGGGAACCATGCAAGAACTGACGAAGGAACAGTACGAGAGAGCGGAAGCGGTGATCATGAGGAGAGAAGCTGATGAGCTATCACAACCTAAGCAGTAGTAGTTTATCTCCTGATGAACGTCAAGAAGAAGCGCAGCGAATCTGTAAGATGCTTGATGATTATGCTGACGAGCTGAAGCAGAACGAGGTTAATCTCGTAGTGACCGTCGAGAACGGCGGCGCTGTGAGTGTGAAGATGTTGTTTTGGCTGAGGGATATAAAGGATAGGGTGATGGGATGACAGTACAAGAGTTTGTGCTTCTTGAATATCCTAACGCTAAGTGTATTTTGGAATGCTCGACAGATCACCTAGATGATTGGGAAGGTCCTGCTTTGTATGATTACATCATAAGAGAAGACGGGAAAGCTATTAGTGATTATGCTCATACACCGTATGATGCATGGGTAGCTTGCAAAAAAGAAATCGAGTCGCGCTAATGCCCTACATCGGTCCACGCGGTACGTCAAAGGCTCGGATATGGGTGCTTGTTCATAAGCCTTTTGGCTCTGACACCGGCACTCTCTTCAGCGGCGGCATGGGTCATATCTTCGAGAAGATGCTACGAGAAGCAGGACTCTCATACTCTGACTGCTACGTGACAGCTCGTGCTCCTAACACAGACGACGCTCATGCTTTCGCAAACCTTGAGGCAGAGTTGAATTTTCATCAACCACCGTTGATTCTCTCTCTCGGCGACGTATGCGGTTGGTTTCTTCCGCCACTACGAGAGCCGAAGAGTATGAACACAAGCGCGGGGCAGCTTCAGAAGTATGCAGGCTCGCTGCTTGAATGCAAGTCTCTAACCTATCCACACTACATGATGCCGCTCTACGGTCCTGATCGTTGCGTCGCAGACTGGACGGAACGGAACATAACAACATACGTTGATCTACAGAAGCTACGTGATGAGTATGAATGGTGGAAGAAAAACGGTAGCTTAAAACCTCTACCGGCACGTGTTATGAAGTATCAAGACATGGATATGGACGAGTTATTGATGTACCTTGACAGGTTCGACGGCGCAAAGGTTATCTCTGATGATATAGAGAATCCCACGTACAATAGCAAGCTGTACGCGCCACATCCGGGGTATCCTCTGCTAATGGGTCTTGCTGATTCTTCCACGTTTGGCATCAGCTTCAAACTCTTCCGCGATAAACCTTCTGAGAACCGTGAACTCTGGAGACGCCTTGACAAACTTTATTCCAATGTCCCTGTGCTCCTTGGACAAAATTTCTTTAATTATGACGCCCTTTTCCACAACATGCTTGGTTTCCGTGTACGCCTTGACCACGTGCAGGACACCCTCATTCGTCATCACATACTCTGGCCTGAACTGAGCCATAAGCTCCAGTTTATGACACGTCAATACACTCGTGAGCCGTATTATAAAGACGAAGGCCACGGCTGGAATATCAGGCACATGGATAAGTATCGGCGGTACAATTGTTTAGACGCGTGTGTCACTATGGAGATTTACGAAGCTCAAGAAGAAGAATTCAACCAAAGGAGTCAGTTGAGATGACGTTTATGATCCAGTACGGCAATAATCCTCTCTGTCAGCTACCAATGCCTGATCCGAAGCATCCAAAGAATCCGCTGATTACGACGTACTGTATGCGACCGGCGGGACATAAGGGAAAGTGCGAGATTGAAGCACAAAAGGAGGATAAAAATGGATAGTGAGAAAGCTGAAAAGTTTGAGGATCTTCTCAGCGCTGTTTTCTACCAAGAGCAAGGTTTTCCTATTAAAGCACTTATGATGACTTGCAAGGAATGTGGTGCGTTAGTTATTTTTGAAACGAGAAAACTTCATTTGGAGTGGCATGACAGACAGAGTAACTAGTTCATACGAACACGCTCTGCAAGCTGCTTATTATCACATAGGCAATCGAGGTATCTGTGTCAACACAAAAAGAATTGCTGAAGCTAAAGCTATCGTCAAAGCAGAAATCACTCGTCAGCTTGCTATCGCGTCAAATCAATGGGGCACGAAAGTATTTGTCGGCACGGCAAACGCACCAGACGAAGGTCCAAAGGGAACGAACGCTGGTGGAGCAATAAATCTCAATGCTACACAAGGAAAGTTCGCTCTCCTAACCGGCCTCAAAAACCTTGGCTACGAAGTAGTAAAAATCACAAAGAAAGACTCGGAGGGAAACTATGAACAAGGATACTCCACCGGAGAACTCGCACTCCAAAAGATGCTTTCGAAGAACCAATTCAATTATCCAGGCGGTGATCCTGCCCTCAGAGCAATTCTCAAGATTAGAGAGCTTGGTAAGCTCAACTCCAGTTACCTTAACGCTCGACTGCTCACGAGAGGGAATGAATCTTTCTTCCTGTCTAACTATAACGTCGCCGGCACCCTTACTGGACGGCGTTCTTCTAGACGACATACTTTCGGTTTTGGTAACAACTCTCAGAACTTTCCGAAGCATAGCGATGTAGCGTCGATGTATCGGCGGTGTCTTGTCTCACGACCCGGAAACATTCTTTTGATGGTCGATCAGATGAGTGCTGAAGACTGGCCTGTATCGGCGCTGTCAGAGAATTATCAAGCGTTGAAAGAGCTACGCGATGATACCGACGTATACGGTCGCCACACTCGTCTTGCTTCTGTTATCTTCGGCATCTCACTCTCAGCAAAAACTCCGGGCGAGTGGAAAGAATCTATGGAGCGTTATCTCGGCAAGAAAACTCGTCACGCCAGCAATTATGACATGAAAGCTGGTAGGATGAGTGACGCGTTGGCACAGGAAGGTTTCTCGTTCTCTGAAGCTGACTGTAAGACGTTGCTTACCAAGGTAGCCGCGCATGATCCTTCTGTACAGAAGGTCTTTCATCGCTACGTACAAGACACCATCAACAAAACTCACACTCTCGTCACGCCGTTCGGTCGTGAGAGACAGTTCTTAGGAGCGAGACCAAATGATTCTAACGCTACCCTCTTCAAAGAAGCTTATGCTTATATCCCGCAATCAACGGTGGGTGACAATACAGGGTTTGCCGTCCTCAAAATGGAAAGTGACTATGGTGTGGATGAGCGTTTCATCGTGCAAGAAGGGCATGACTCGATTGTGCAAGATGTTAGAGACGACGCCGATATTGTGCTTAGACAACTTCTTCGCGTTGTCGATAGCTTTAAACGCAACATCGTGTTTCATAACGGAATCTCCGTTGAGATACCTATCGAAGCAGAGATCGGCTATGACTTTCAAACGACGGTTCGTATAAAGGAGAACACTCTCTCCGGCGTCAAGACAGCAATCGAAAAACTCAAAGATAAGCTAGCGGCGTTAGAGCCGCAGAAGGTGATGGTGACGGTATGAGCTGGTTAAAGTATATCCCTCATCCACATTGGCGTTGGTTAAATTCTATGTGGCTGAACAGTAGAAGCACGCCAAGTCTAGAACGTGTTGGTCGTGTTTGCTTTATTCGTACTTGTAAACTATGTGGTAAGATAATTGACAATGGTAGTAGAAGAGGGCGTTAAGAAAGCCACAACACATGAGCAGGGTCTTACGCAAGCCGTGGCATGAGGTATATTTTGATTGTGTCTCGCCACACACTGATATGCCGGATAACTTCATAACATGGAGTGCCTTCTCTCTGCTTGGCGCGGTGATGAAGAATAATGTACATTTTGAGATCGGCACTTACACACTGTTTCCGAATATGTTCATCGTTCTCGTCGCTCCGCCGGGTATTGGTAAAGGCACTGCTATGAACATCCTTGAAGACTTAATCAAGGACTGCAAGCCAACAGAGATAGTTAACACTCTCTCTGATCGCATAACCGCTGAACGGATTCTCGAACGTATCGCAGATGGTTGGGCTTCACCGCCGAAGATAGTGAACATGCAACTAGCGATGGGTACGAAGGATCATAGCTGTCTGCTCTTTAGCACAGAGTTACGTGTACTCTTGGGTGCTAGCGAGTGGATGTTGGAGTTTCTCGAAGAAGCATGGAGTAAAAAGACATATGACTATCAGACAAAGAATAAAGGCAGCGTGTTTATTGATCACATGTGCTGTTCTCTTCTTGCGGCTAGTGTTCCTGATTTTCTGCGGAATGTCAACAGAGAAGCTCATATGGTCATCACAGGAGGATTCTCTAGTAGGTGTCTCTTTATCTATGCAGAGAATCCTTCAAAAGATTTACCATTCCCTGAGCCGTTAAAGAAGAATGTCCGTTCCAAAGCTTTCTATGACAATCTCATCTTAGACCTGCAAGAAATCTCTAAGCTCCAAGGTGAGTTTGTTATTGATCCAGACGCACGAATCATGTTCACGAAGTTCTTAACCGCCAATCGTATCGCGGCGTCACAAGATGACTCTGAAGCTCTAGCAAACTTTCGTGCTCGTATGAAAGCGCATGTGTTAAAACTCGCTATGATCTTCTCTGTCTCGAAGGGTGACTCGTTACATATTGACCAAATGGACATGCTTAATGCTATTGCTGAAGTAAACAAGATCGTATTAAGCTTGTCTAAGCTCTTCCGCGGCGCCGGTGACGGTATGGATGCCTCTGCTACAGCGCGTATCCAGGATCTAATCGACAAAGCAGGACGCATCTCAAAACGTGAACTACTTCGTGCTCTGCATCGCCACATGTCATCAGAAACCCTTGATCGTATTCTTTCTATGCTTGAGACAATCGGTAACATAACTCAAGTTAGCCAAAACAAAACCACGTATTATCAAAACGTGCAACCGCAAATACCGAAGAATGGGAGAGTGGTACATCCATGACAATTTTTAGTTTTCCGCAGGAGATAAATCCTGAGAAAAATATTATGCCAGAGGATAACAATCTGGGTGCGTTGGATTTTCTCTCCAAAGAGAAGGCTCGTCTCGAAGCCGAGGACGCCGCCGACGCAGAGTTAAAGTCCTCTCAAGAGGTCAGACTCGATGGCTCTAATAAAGTCTCGATGCCAGGATTCGCTTACAGCTTTGAGGCTCTAGGTGAACGTATTCTTGTGAGTCTTGATATTCCGCTGTCAGGCTTTGAGTGCAAAGTCTGCAAAGGCAAGAAACGTATCAAGTACGAGTGTGAGTGTGTAACGAGTGGACATCCTGGAGTAAAATATTCACAAGAAGAACTAGGTAGACTTAGTGATGTACTTGGTGCTGCTGTAGCAGTTGCCAGAGGTACTCAACCTTGTCCCTCCTGCGGCGGCGATCCAGCGTCAGTCCGTCGTAACGACATATGCACCGAATGTAACGGCATGGGTGGTGTGCTATGGATTCCACGTAAGGACAAAGAACTTCCTTGTACCGGCGTTGTTGTTTCTATGGGTAGCATAGCCAGAGAAAAAGCTTCGTTTAAGGTAGGTGATCGTATACTTTTTAGTCAACACGCTGGCTCGATGATCCCCAACAAAGCTGGCTTGCCCTTCAAGTACATGGACTGGTACGCCGGCGCTATAAGAATTGAAGGCGCCGACGAAATCAGTGCATTTGATTTTATCTTATCATCTACAGAGTAGACAGAAAGGAGCGCGAAGCAGCCAGAGCATAAGAAGCCCCACACAGAATAATAGTGTGGGGCTTCTTAGTCGTTCTACTGAATAGCTCGCACGTTATAAACGGATGCTGTTGGTGTGCCGCCCGCAAACAGCGTTGCCAGGCTGTACGGCCCTTTTGTCGCGTCCGTGAAAGTCACTGTCATATAAGCCATCTTTGTTTCTCCTTTTTCGCTTTTCCGGTTGATACTCCTTAGTTTCCCCCACAATGATAAAACAGGTTGCCAGTCAGAGCCGAGAATGTGAAGGTAACTGCTAGTTTGGTCTGAGTGGTATTAGCTACAGGGGTAGCTGCCTGATTGTCAACTGCTGTACAGAAAGCTGCATGCGTCCATCCGGAGTTGGCGAAGGTGATGGTCACGGTAGTAGCTGCACTCAACCCGGTAACCTCACCATCAGAGTTAGTAGAATAAGTTGAGACCGCCC